TACATTGTCTTCTCCTACCTTGTTTCCTACTACATCTTCATATATTATATGTCTAAACGCTTTTATAGTAGCGTTATGATCTACATCACAACCACAGAATGAACAGGCAGGTTTAACTCCATCATCAAGAGTAACCTCTGGTTCTTGCTTTGGGTGTGTTTTTTCATGTTCAAGCACTTGCTGAATGATTTTTACATCACCGTCAATGTTGAATGAACATTCTCTACATTGGTATTTCATTACTTTTCTAAACTCCTACCCCATTTATAAATCTTTTGTTCGATTGGCTTTAGTCTAGCTTTTACACGATTAAATTCTTTTTTATCGTAATTGCACACCATGAGTAAAATCTCGTCATACGACATGTCTTCAAGTTTTTTGTGATATTTAGTCTCCATATATGTCTCCAGCTCTCTCATCACTCGTCTCTAAAAATGGTAGATCGCAAATATTACATTTTGTTGTCAATAAATCCTGTATTGTTCCACTCCAACAAGTTTGACATTTTTCATGTGTTACTTGATAATATTGTTTTTCTAGCATTGTTCATCTTCCTGCCTCATTATGTCTTCTTGAGACTCGAATTGATTTTCCTTTACATTTGTTAATTCGTCCGCCATTTCAGACACCTTCTTCTTATTATCCTCTATAGCCTTTTTTTCGCCTTCGGCAACCAACGTACCTTGCACACGAAACAAGCATCTAGCAAGTCCGTTCTTTGTGTGGTCTCCAATTTTTTCGCTACAGGCTATACATACAATTTTGTCTATTTGTTTAGAACCTAACATGTTTGTTTAATGTATGCCCCCATATATAAATCTATCTTAAATGTATAGCTTTATATTGTGTGAAATATAATTGACTACATGAAAGGTTGTAAAGGACTTTGCAGTAGAGTTGATACAGGAAGACCATTTGGTGATCCTTATCCAACTCATGCATTATGTAGAAGATGTCAAATATGGATTAAACATGAAGATTTGATTCCTCATGAATGCTTTAAGCTAGTTTGCCCTTGTTGCAAAACTAGACCAAAAATGAAATCTTATAGATCCAAAAAAACACAAATGTTAACGAAACGCTTGTAGTGTTTCTTTACTATATCTTTTCTTAATACCTTTGTATTTTATTGATATAATAATCAATGGTATTCCTATTGGCGAAAATAATAAAGTGCCTGTTAGAAATAATCCTATAAAGAATAATGGAATGTTCATGTATTATATATGTTATAACCCTAATATAAACGATTTGTAAAACCCATCTGTTCTGAGAATGATGACGTCTCTACGCTCTTTCACTCTCGGAGATGAAAGTCCTAAGAGGGATACCGATGGTTCTTTGAACCTTCAACTGCCTAGCAGAAAGGGTAATCCCTGACGGACAATTTTATTTGACTAATGGGTTATATATACTTTATCTGTAAATGTCGAATTTTTTGATGTCGCAATATACTTAACAGATTTTTGTACCTGCAATTATACGTAGTGGACAATCTGTCTGTGGAATGTCCACCGTTGATACCAAATAAAATGCTAAAAAAGCAAGTGCTATTGATGTTATTATTAGTAACTTATTCATCTTTTTTGAAGAGTTTCTCTTCCTCGATTAAATCTTCGCACAGAAATGTAATCTTCCAGAACGTTCTTCTATCTTCTAATGAAATCTTCTCAACAGGAATTTTTGCGAACGCTAATTCCCACCACTTTATTATTGTACTAAAATCTTTTAATGTTAACTCTACCATACAAAAAGGTATAAAAAGGATATTTAAATTCTTTTGTATTCTACTGATTTCTTTCTTGTACGTACATTATAACGTAACACGTATTTACAGCAAGGACAATGTATATCATCTGTCTTGATAAATACATTGCAAAGTGAACATCTTTTTGATACCTGATAATTCTTTTCGCCCTTTTTTGCTTGTATTCTCAAGCATAGGTTTTTACATGTATGCATAAATACTAAAAGTATATTCCTAATATAAACCTAGCTGATTCGCTACGTCAGTCCTCTCCCTCAACGTAAAGCATCATAGGAGTATGCAATCGCTCACACCACTAGGTATTTATAATAATATTTATATGCTTTAAAAATATTATTTTTGTATGTCTAAATCAGATAAAAATGAGATAGTAGAGAAAGAAGTAGTCATATCAAAACCAGTTACCAAGTGTACTTGTAACGGTGATATAGGTAGAAATATTAGATGTCCTAATCACGGTGATTCTGACAAAAAAGGACAATAAATGACAATTTTTGACAAAGTTTATTAGTCACTAATATATGACATATACTAATGGGTATTAAGGATACTTTTGGTAAAATAGGTAATTTATTCACAGTTAACAAATCCTATAGTGAGACTACCTCAAGACCATCTATTGCTCAACCCTATATGAGTACCGACACAGGTGCTAAACTTCCAATTTTCCCATTCCCATTGATTATGATTTATGAGTTAGCAGAAAACATTGATGCTTTACGTATTCCTATTGAGACTATTAACAGAGAGATGTTTAAGAACGGATTTGAGATTGTAGAGAGATTCAAATACAAATGTAATAATTGTTCTAAAGAATTTCAATATGCACCAAACATTAACGTTGAGAGAGAAAGTGCAGAAAAATCAAAGATGTTACAGTGTGATTCATGTCAAAGTTATGATTTAGTAAGACCTATTCCAGAACATAGAAAGATACTTGAAAAACTAATGTCTAATCCTATTAATGGAAACAACCAAACACTTGAAGATGTTGCAAGACAGTTAGAAAGAGATTTGGAAATTGCAGATAATGCATACTTGTTGATGTTAAAGAATTATTGGATAGATGATTCTACTGGTGATATTGATTATGATAAAACTGAGATCAAAGAACTGTTGAGAGTTGACCCACCACAAGTTGCAATGATTGCAGATAGTGATGGTAGAATTGGTTATGATGATAAAAAACAAAAGATTTGGGTATGCCCTAGATTTGAACATAGAGACAAGAGATTGTATTCTGAAAGATGTGATAGATGTAATGCACAGGGTATAAAAGCAATCATGGAAGTAAACTCTGTATATTCTGTTGGTGTACCACACCCAAAAAGAGTCATCTATGGTGAAGGTGAAGTAATTTGGAAAGCAGGAAAGTATAGACCTTCACTGATTTATGGCTATTCTCCTATCTATGCAGTATGGTCAAAGGCTATGTCATTGTCTCACATGGACGAATATGTAAGAAAATACTTTGATAAGATGAGACCACCAAGAGGATTGCTAGTTATTGCATCAAGAAATTATGAAACATTCAGAAAATCATGGGATGCTCTTGAGCAGAAGGCTATTGAAGATCCTTACATGATTCACCCATTGATGGTAGAATCAGACAAAGGTGGAAAGAATATGGCAAATTGGATAGACTTTACTGGTTCATTACAGGAATTACAATTCATTGAAGTTAGAAAAGAACTAAGACAAATAATTGGTGCAGTGTTTGGTGTGCTTCCATTGTACTATGGTGAGATGGTAGGTGGTTGGTCACAAGAAGGATTACAAGTTACAATTACAAACAGAGCAGTAAAATGGGGACAAGACATATTATACAAAGCATTTTTCAAGAAATTCACTGAAGTTATGGGTGTAGATGATTGGGATCTTAAACTTGTAGCAGGTGAAGAGAATGATAAACTATCAGAATTACAAAGAGATGGTGTAGAGATTCAAAACATGGCTATGTTACAACAAATGGGATTTAAAGTAACAAGAACACATACGGGTGAGTTTAATGTATCAAAAGAATCATCTATTGATGGACAAAATGAAAATATGGATAACAGTGGAATTAATGGAAGAGGTAGAAGTACAGCAGCACCAGTAGAAAACAGACAAAACTTTGAAGGACAACCAATGCAAACAAGACCATCAGATATGGGTGGTATTTCACAAGGAAGTCCTTCATCTGGTAGTGGTACAACTCTAAGTCAAAAGAATTATCATGATGGAATTACTCCTGCAAACTTTGAAGTTGTAAAGAAAACATTACAAACTGCAATGGATTATGGGTGGAAAAAAACAAAAACAGTAGATGAACTTAGAAAATATGGAGGTATGACAGTTAGACAAGCAAGAGAAATTGTAAAGCATGAATTAGGAATGACAAGGAGATGGGAAGATGATGATGAAGAGTAAAAAGAAATTAGAAAAACCAGTACAAATCAAAGTACCTAAAGAAAAGGTTACTAAAAGTAAAGATAAAATAGATAATACCATATCTGAAATACAATTACAGATAAAAACATTTAAAAATGAAGAAGTATTTGTATGTTTAGAAGATTGTTTAAAGAAGATTAAAAACATAAAAAGAGATCATGGCAACTAAATTAGACGTTAATACAGGAAATACAGATTTAGGAAAGAAAATCTGGGACATTCATCAGAATAATGAATATACCAAAGTCAATAATTACAAGGAAGGTATGTGTTACAACTGTTTTGAAAATAACGCAGTTGCAGCATTAGTGCTTGATATTTGTGGAGATTGTGCAGGAAAAAGAGGTAGAGAGACAATTTTAGTGCCAATTAAGCAAATTTATTATGGTATGTGCTACTTTTGTGGTGATTACAAGTTCAATTTAGAACAGATTAATGGTAGATTATGTACTAAATGTCATAGAAGATGTGCAACTCACATCAAAGATTACAACAAAAAAGGTGGTCAATTTGGTGCAGATCCATTCTGGAAGTCAGTAAAACGAAGACATGGACAAGATTGGAAGTTAATTATGAATGATCCGTCACAATCCTATAGACGTTAATCATTTTTTAAAATAAAATTAATTCTATCCATTTCATAATCATAAAATTTCATATCATAATCTATGATTTTGTTTTTGTTAGGAATGGTTGATTCAAAATATCTATCAACTCTCCAAGACAGCATTGGTTTTCTTAAAAATCTTGGGAAAAATTCTAATTGCATTTTTTTCTTGTTAAATTTTATTTTATCATGCAATACTAGAACTGTTTTATCATTTTGATAACCATATATGTTACCGTTTCTAAAATGAACTAATGATTTTTGTAATGTAGGTCTTTCTTTTTCTTGATTTGTGTTTGTAACTACCCATAATTTTGATTTGTCATTGATATACATGTCAACAATGTTAATTTTTTTCATTGGTTCTGTTAGAAATCCTTTGTAAAATCTTTCAAATTCTTTCATATTATCGTAAATATATATCGAAGAAGCCATACGTTTTATTAACAATACTTATTAATAAACCCTTTTTTCCTATATTATGGCAGTTTATTCAAAAATCAAAGCCAAAAACATAGAAAAATGTAATGTTTGTAAAAGTAAAATTTACAAATACGGTAGAAAAGATTTTGAAATTGAATTATGTTACAAATGTGGAAAGTTTTCATGTAATTCAAATGTTTCATTAGGTGATCTTACGTTCATCATAGCAGAAGAACCAATGATTATACCATATTTGATTAAAATGGAATATCTAAAACCAATATAAATATAAATAGTTGTAAGACTTTTATACTACATGTTAGAAATTCTTGACACAATATATCAGGAAGCTGTAATTGCAATCGCATTAGGTACAGGTTCAGGTGTTTTGGCATACTTTAGAAAAATTTCAAAAACACAAAAGAATTTATGCGAAACTGTAGAAAGATTGCAAAAAACTATTATTATTTTAGCAAAAGCTGTTGATAAACAATCAAATAGATTACACCCAGAAGCAAATTCTGATTTTGATGACCTAGTAAAAGAACTACTAGATAAATAATGTGAATGAATCGTTCACAAGGTTTAAGTAAGAGTTAAATAGGTCGATACTATACAATTTTCATGGCAGATCCGTTACTGATCGCAGTAATTGCAACCGTAGTTGGTGCAGGATTAAATACCGTAAGAGGTTACTTAGGAAGTGAAGAATCATATTCTGCTAAGAAACTTATTGGTGCTTTGATCGTTGCAGTATTTACTGGTGTTGCTATTGCTCAAACAATCGCCATAGACGGTATGAGTCTATTAGGTGTAGCCTTGATTGGTCTAACAGCAGGTTTTTCTGTTGATTATGCAGTCACAAAGGCAAAAACTACTCCAATCGAGTAGTAAAACTCCTTTTTTATCAAAATATTTATTAGTCTTTACCGAACTTCATTTATATATGGAAGATAAAGTGTTCTTTAACGGTTTTGAATCTACTTTAAAGAGTATGGAGAACATAAACTCAGATGAAAGATATTTTGAAGGTCTATTAACAGTACAAATGAAAGATAAACAAGGTGAAGTTACCATTGTTGATGAGTTATACAAGGTTTTACCTGTATGGATTGACAGAGGAGCACCAATTTCTGACACACATTCTAACAGAATTGTAGGTAGAGGTATCAATTATTCAAGAACTGTAGTAAAAAATGATAAAGGTGAAGAACTTCCTGCAATCAAAATCACTGGTAAAATATTCAAAAATTATGAATTAGACAATGTTATTTGGGATAAAATCAAGAAAGGAGAGTATAAAGGACTATCATTTGGTGGTGCAACTAGAACAAATAGAGCACCAATCGTTATGAAAGACGGTTCTATTGCTTATGCACTCAAAGATTTAGAACATTATGAGGTTGCAGTATGTAAAGATCCTGCTGTACCAATGGCATTAATAACTGATTTTAATCCTATTGCAAAAGCAGATCATGATGCAACTGAAAGAGGTGATGGTAAGATGGTAATTCAATGCAGTAAAATGGGTTGTTATGTTGAAAAAGCAGAAGATCCATGTTGGGAAGGATATGAACAAGTTGGAATGAAAGAAAAAGATGGTAAACAAGTTCCAAACTGTGTTCCAAAAGGAGATACAAAAAAAGCAGAACAATTAGATCCAGATCCAGAAAATGCTGATCCAGAACAAATAATGAATAGAGCAAAAGTTGTAGGCAGAAAACAAGAAATGTACAAAGCAGAACCAGATCCAGAACAATTAAAGATGGGAATCAAAGTTGAAATGGAACATACTGATGATAAAGAAGTTGCAGAAAAAATAGCAAGAGATCATCTAAATGAAGTTGCAGATTATTATACTAAATTAAAAGAAGTTGAAAAAGCAGATGAAGATAAACCATTAAACAAACCAATGAGAGATGATGGTGATAAAAAATTCAAAGTATATGTTAAAGATCCAAGTACAGGTAACGTAGTTACTGTAAGATTTGGTGATCCAAATATGGAAATTAAACGTGATGATCCTGAAAGAAGAGCATCATTTAGAGCAAGACATGATTGTGATAATGCTAAAGATATTACTTCAGCACAATACTGGTCATGTAAGATGTGGGAAAAAGAAACATCTGTTACTGAATACACAGAAAAAAACATTGAAGATGTAGCAAAAGCAGATTTAGGTAAATATAGTACATTCCAAGGTAAAGTTCAAGCACTAATGGATGAAGGTTATCCAGAGGAAAATGCAAAGAAAATAGTAGGAGCATTTGTTAAAGGTGAGAAAAAGAAAGATGGTGATGGTGGTGGAATGTCAACATCTACTGATGGAACATTTAATGCTGTTCATGGTGGAGAAGGTAAAAAGAAAAAGAAAAATGATGAAAACGAAAAAGAAAGTGGGGATCATTCCAATTCTGACGGTGAATTACATGGTATGTACAATCAAAATGGCTCTGATTTAAAGAAAGAATATTATGGTGGAATAAGAGAAAACTATGATGGAACTATAAAACAAGGTGGTATGGATATATCAGAAACAGGTGGTATTAATGTAAAAAGAACAAAGAAATTAAAAGATATTAAACGTTCATTAGAATGGAATGAAAAAATTATACAATTAAAAGAATTGAACAGAAACTTATAAATTTCAGTAATATATATATACTCAATATATTTAAATCCAGTAATAACATGACTCTGGAAGAACTTCGTAAAGAAGACCATGAAGATGAAGAAAAAGTTTCTGAAGAAAAAGAAGACGAGTCAGAAGAGGAGAACACAAACAAATCTTTTGATGAAGCCTTACTCGAAACTCTATCTAGTCTCACAGAGCACGTAAAAGCACTTTCAGAATCTCAAGCTGATTTAGAATCAAGACTTAATAAAGCTCTTGAGGAAAAACCAGAAACCCAACTCGAACTCCAACCTGCAACTTCTGATAAAGAAGACATTGGAGCTGAAGTCGTAGTTCCTGAAGCTTATCAATCCGATTCTGTTCAAGCAGGATTAGATGATGATAAATCTGGTGATGATAAACCAGAAAAAGATCAAAAAGGATTATCTATGCAACAAAAAGCACAGAAAGTCAACTTTGATTTTACTACAGAAACTCCAAGACCAAGTGCAGCAATCGAATCTGTTAACAAATCAGAAATGTCTGATTTTAGCATGATTTTGAAAGATGCAAGAGATGTTGGTTATGAAGGTTTATCAACAATCGCACAGAAGATTCAAAAAGGTGATTATTACACTCCTTCTGAAGAGGAGAGGTTGTTCTAAAAATGGCTCAAATACGAACAATAGACGAACTAGAAGCACTCTATTATGGACATAATAGAAACCTCATTAGAAAAGCAGATGCTCCAATCACAACATCAACTACTGGTGTTTTTAACGCAGTATTTGGTGCTTATGCATGGGCTCAGCTTAACTTAGAAGCAAATGCTTTTGGTATTTTGCCAAAAGTTCCATGGGATAAATCTGGTTGGCGTACCATTACGGCTAAACCAACTATGACTACAACCAATGGTAATACCACATTAGGTGGTACTGCTGAGGGTGGATCTATTGCCGAAACTGTCAAACCAACTTTACAAGAGATTGACATCAGACCAAAAACTGCTCAGTTAGCATTTAGTGCATCTGAGGTTATGGAATGGTTGGCAACTCACAGTAAAGATGACATCTGGGGTGGACTTGGTTCACTTAGATTGTATATGGCAGTTCAGCACAAAGAATTCATTAATAGAATGTTGCTAGCAGATGTTGAAAATGAAGCAGCAAACGCAAGTGCCAATAACAGTGGTACAACAAACTTCGAGACACTCGACAGAATCATTTCAAGTGATGCTGAAGAAGATGCTCTAGGTGGTTCGTACAACGGTTATTACGATTGTTGGGCAGCAAACGCTACCATTGATCGTGACTCAAGCACTACGTATGACTGTACTGTCGAATCTGCTTCTGGTACAATCGGTACTAATGGTGTCCTAACTGATGATACTCTGAGAACTTTCCTAAGAAAGATCAGAATCGCAGCAGGAAAAGATCCAAACGTCTTCCTCGGATCACATGAGGTATACTCAGAAATCCAAGGACTTTACATGCCTTCTGTCAGGATTCCAAATCCTTACGGTGAAGCACTTGTACAAGTTGACGTTAATGGTATCCAAACTTTCAAAGGTACTGGTGTCGGAATTCACGTTGATTCTATCTATGGAATCCCATTCATTCCATCAAAAGATGCTCCAAGCAACTCTGCTGACTCATCAGAGATCGGTAGATTGTTCGCTTTAGACACTTCTGATGCTGAAGGATATGGTTATCCAAGAATCGGAATGGCAATTGCAATTCCAACAGAATACTATGAAGCAACTCGAAGAACACCAGCTTATCCATTCGTAAATGATGCTTTCGTTGAGAAAGGCATTTACAGAACTATGGGTGAGACTGTATGTCGTCATTTCAAATCTCAAGGTAAGATTAGAGATATTAAACTCTAAATTGCCAAAATCCAATTTTTTCTTTTTTATTTTTGATGGTCTATGGTAACGCTACCAGTTTACATTTTTTCAATGTGTGCAGTATTAGCAGGTGGAAGTGTTGATTGTAATGAACATTGGGCAGTTTATGTTTATGAAGATATAGATGTTTTCAAATATTGTTATCCAGATGTGAAGAAATTTCATCATAAAGTAGCAGGTTGTGCAGTTTATGATGATGAACGTGGACATAAAATGATATTAGGTAATCTAGGTAAAGGTAAATCACATACTGGAGAATCATTATTTGCACATGAAATACATCATTTACAATGTTTGTGTAATCATCATGCTAATCCACCTGAAGAACCTAGAAGATGATAATCATTGATGATTAACATAGGCTTTTATTTATATACTTTCTAGGCACGTTCAAAATATATATTGATGAAAATTAATATATATTTATGGCACAAATGCCAGCATTAATTCCAAAAGAAGTTGAAATACAACGACTAAAGAAAATTTGGCTCATTGTGATCGCAATGGGTTCAGTTGCAGCATCAGTAGAAGTTGACAATTTTGTCGATGGTTCACTTCATCAAACATCCATTAGAGATAGTGCATTTACACCAGCTCATTGGTGGTTATATAGTCACTTTGTGGCACTACCAATAGGTTGGGGTACGGTTGCAATCTATGACAGAAAAGTTCCAGTTCTCAGAGGTGTAAATAATTCAATGAACACTGGTTTGAAAATGACCATTCTTGGTTACTTAGCAACAATGTTTACAATTGGTGTAAACGAGATGTGGCACTTCTGGTTTGTAGAGGAAATCTTTGCAGTTCCTAATCACTGGATGTTTAACATGGGAGTTGTAGTTGCCTTTATGGGAGCATTAGCTTATGTCGTAAGAGTATATGCTAGATTGGTAGAACTTGGTGCAGAAACTCCAAGTGAAAACCCATACGTTGCAGAAATGTACAAGATGGCTCTGGAAGGTAAATTATACAGCAGATCAATCCCATAATCTCTTTTTTTATATTATACCAAACTTAATTAACTTAGCTTAATTAAGCTAGCTAAGTCGTATGCGTTAGCTAATGTTTAATTAACCTATATTTTTTCCAAACTTTACACAAAAAGGATTTTGACAATAATATAATGTCTTATCACTATTTTCACTTTTTGTAGAATATGTTAAAAGATAACAATCATCACAAATTTTTAATGGAATGTTAAATTTTAGCACAACATATTTATATATAACCAAATATTTAAAGATTTATGGCTATTACCACATCTGTAAGTGATTGGACAGCAGCTAACGTGGCAAAAACTTTGTCCGTACAATCTGCTTTGACATCTAAATTAAGATGTTACAAGATCAAATGCACAGCAGGGGGAAGCGATACTTATGCAACAAACGGTGTTTCTGCCAACGTAAAGGAAGGTAGAATTTCAACCCTAGTAGCAGTAATTCCAGAATACAGTAGCACTGACTATATCGTAAAATATGATAAAGTCAATGAGAAAATCATACTACTCACTCATCCACAATCTGGAAATGCTTTCGTTGAAGTAACTAATGCAACTTCTATCGCAAGTGCAACATTTGAGTTCCTAGTATTCGGCTACTAGAGTCCAAAAAGCCTTTCTTTTTTCTTAAACTTTATATATTTCGATTAGTACAAATATACATGGTCGAATATAATCATAATGCAATAACAGTCGGTTCAGCAGATGCCACTATTAAAGCAAGTCATGGTGTAGTAGTTGCAGTTCATGTCACATTAAAAGGAGGAGCAGGAGATAAACTCGTATTAAGAAATGGAACAAGTAATAGTGATCCTATCGAATTTGAAGTATATGGAGAAGATGTTCAAAATGTCATCGAAATAAACAGAAGATTTGAAGACGGTATTAGAGCAGATTTTACTGGCAGTACAGCACGTTATATAGTAGTTTACAAGTAGTAAATTTAAATAGTTAGCATACTTTTATATATTGATGGCTACTACATATTGTACTGTTGCAGATGTCGCAGATTTTCTACGTGTTCCAATCACTGCTACTACTACTCCAAATAAGACTCAGGTCGAGAAGATTATCAATAGAAAAGAAGAGGAACTCGACAGAAGAATAGGTCATACATTTGGCAGAAATAAGACTGTTACAAAGGAAGTTCATGATTTACCATTACTTTATACTTATGGGTGGGGTACACCAATATTTCTAAAACATAGAAATTGTAGAGATTTAGATTCTGCCGAGGGTGATAAAATAGAAATTTGGCAAGGTGCAGATTCTACTTATACTGATATTCTAAGTAACACACAATGGTATGATTTTGAACCAGTTTACGGTAGATTATTTTTAAGAGGATATATTTTTACTATTTTAAGAAAAAACAGAGTTAGAGTTACTTACCGTTATGGTGATGCAACAGTTCCTTATGACATTCAAGATGCCTGTGTTAAGTTAACTGCAATAGACATTTTGAACTCTAGTTTTAGAATGGACGTATTACCTATGGGTGGAAGTGGTATGGATATTCAAGCTGCAAAAGCAGATTGGAGAGCAGATATAGAAAACTGTGTTGAGAATCGACAAGAAGTATTCTTCATACCATAATGGAAAAATCTCAAAAGTCTTCTATACCAGATGATATAGAAATAGTTTTACATGATGCAAAAGATATACCAAAACAACAAAAATCACTTTATACTAGACACATGACTATGTTGGCAAGAAAAGCTAATCAAGAACTTTATGATAGATTTAAAAACACAGCAGATATAGATTTTATACCAATGTATGTTTATTATGATGTTATGAATAAATCTATAAAATTAAAATGTAGAAAAGAATTTTTAGACAAGTATTTAGAAGTGGAAATTGATTTTGCAAAATGGTTGAGAAGTAAAGGTATGTTTAAAAAAGCAGGTAAATGGGAACAATATAAACAGAATGAATTTGCTAAAAAAAGTCCACATTTAAAAGACCAAAAAAAACAATACATAAAAGAAATGAGAGAACAGGGAAAAATAAGTGAATTTGGTAAAACTATTAAAAAGGATTCAAAGGTATCACAATCAAGTACAGTAATGTATTCTAGGAAAGCAGAGTATTTACCAAAAACTCAAAGAACAGATAAAACTATTGAGGTTACACAACAGCAGTATAATAAACCCATAAAGGGAGCTGATATGTTAAAATTATTTAATCCAGAAAATGAAGAATTAATTTGGGGTGGTAGTAATTTTAAATCTTATGTTATAGGAAGAGGTGTAAACCCTAAAATATACAATAAAATAATGAAAGAAGTATTAGCATTATTATGGAAAGAGTTTGAAAAAGTAAATGTTTTAGAACTTACAGAAGAAGGTGTTGCAGAATTTCAAGAATCATATCTTTCAAGATTTCCTAATATTGAAAGAGTAAGAGATTGGTTTGTAAATAAAGGTATTTACAATACATCATCAGGTCATTATTATACATTAGAAAGATTCATGAATTTAAAATCAAACAAAGCTAGGGCAAATTTCATAGATAGGGCAGTATTTATAATATCCAACTCAATATACATGAAAGCAAATAATATTAATCCTTTAACAGTAAGAGGAAAACCAAGATTAAACGCAGGTATGAAAACCAGTATAAAAAGAGCACAAAAATTCAAGAAAATATCTGCCGAAAGAAAGAAATATTCTACTGAAAGAACAAAGAAATATGATGAGTGGAGATTAGATGATAGAAAAATTGCTGCTAATCTTAAACGTAAAGTGACTAGGAGTAAAAGGGAAAGATAAACTTAATAATCTAGTATTTATATAATTAATCATGACCACTAACTCTACAATGTATGATACAGCAAAGGATCTAAAAAACCTTATATCTGATAATTGGACATTATCGACAAAACCTGACATCACTTTTGTATGGGAAGAGAAGGCAACAGGATTTATGGACGATAGGCGTGACTTTATTATAATAAATCCTACTAATGAAAATCCTCAGTATTTTAGCCTTTATGGACAGGATTTCTTTCATGAGATTTATTTGAATGTAGATATACACACATTTCAAAATATGGATCATAATCAGAATATAGTTAATGAAGTATTCTCAATAATCAAAACGAACATAAGAGGTACTAACTATGTAGACTTGATGCTCATAAACTCTAGTCATAATAACGACTTATATAGGAACATATACCGTCACAATATAACAGTTAGATTCAGAAAAATTAATCCATAATATTTATATGTTAAATATTTAAATATCATTCATGGTACGAACAGGTGCTCATGGCTATCTAAAGTATGATTTTGAAACATCTTACGCTAGTGGTGGCACAGCAAACAAAAAATTTGGTCTACAAGATAGATTAACTAGCCTTTCATTAACTAACAATAGAATTAATTTACCTTCACTTAATCAAAATACTTTACATTCATTTGCTTATGGTCAACAACAAGGAACTGCTTCAGTTTCATTTGTTCTTTCTAATCCTTGGGTTTTTGGTGCAATTTTAGGAGAACCTTCAACTACTGGTTCAAGTCCTTATGTTCATGTTTATCCTCATGCATCAAACGGATTAAATAAAACTCCTAGAACAATAGTAACAGAAGTAGGATTTGATGGAGCTTCTGCTGATGTAGTCAGAACTCTTAAAGGTGGATTAATGAATTCGTTATCATTATCAACATCTGTTGGTGGTTTAGTAGAATGTACTGCTGATATTACTTATGGTAAAGAAACAGCACCAAGTACAACATTAGGAACTGCTCCAACAGCACCATCACAAGAATTTCCTTATACTTTTGCACATGCTGAATTAACATTTGGTGGAAATGTAGTTGCACAATGTCAAGATGCAAGTATTAGTTTATCACAAAACAGTGAGTTACTTTATGGATTAAATTCTCATCATGCTGTAGATTCTTATAGAAGAGTTTTAGATATTACAGGATCATTTAAAGCATCTTTCATTAACAAGACTTTATTAGAAGAAGTATTAGAACAAGTTAAAGCAGGTACAAGTTCTGGAACATACAGTGAGACAGTAGGTGGTTCACCAGAATTCCAATTCACATTTATTAAAGATAATACTAATGAGAAAATAGTTATCACTGGATCTGGACTATCAATTTCTGATCTAGGAATTACTGGATTTGAACCAGTAGAACCAATCTTTGAAGAAATTAATTGGCAAATGAAGACTGTTACAGTCACAGCAACAAATACAACTTCAGCAGAAGAATAGAAACCCTTTTATATAATTTATCTTTATTACTTTTGTGGCAATAAAATCTTTTCAAATAGATTGGAACGGTACACCAGAAACAGTAGAATATGAAGATGATATTACTTTTGGTGAATTAGAAAATATTCTAAACAAGTGTTTAGATATGACAAAAGTAAATGAACCTAAAGTTAACATTCCACTTTACAGACAATTAATCACAAGTACGGTTATTGTTAAAGCACCTTTTGCGATTAAAGATGTCACTGCTATTAGAAATCTTAAAGCAAGTGTTGCTAAAAAAATCATGCAGGAGGTCATGAAGGATTACCCTTTAATGAAGTATTTGGAAGAGTGGGTGGAGACATTCGTGGGAGAAGAAATAGATACCTCTCAAGCATATACTACTTCTTTGCAAGAGAGTTCGGGTGGACAAAAGAGCAAGTAGATGCTCAACCATCACTATATTTAGACTCTTTAATATATGAATACAGAGAAGAAGCACGAAGAGAAAGAGCAAATTTAAATAGAAATAAACGTTAGGACTTATATGAGGTGTATTAAATGAGTGCAGAAGATGACGTATTTACTCAAGAAATGCAAAATGCAATAAAAATACATAAAAAACGATTACAGTTAACTACAGAAGAATACAAGAAAAGATTAGACTATGAGAATAAATTAGTTAAAATGAGAAGAATGGAGCAAATTTTAACCAGAGCTGCTCCTATGGGTGGTCTAGGTGGTATGGCTTTTGGTATGCTTCAAAACATAGGACAAGCAAAAATGGCAGGTTTTCAAAGATTAAAAGAATTAGAAGGTAAAAACAAATTAACACCAGAAGAAAAAGAAGAAAAATCAATGTTAGAACAATCTGCTGGAACTAATAAATTATTTGGAAAATTAGATAAATCATTTGAAAAACATTTTGGTGGTAATAGTAAATGGAATAAATTCTTTGCAGGTCAAGGTAAAACAGCAGCAATGGGAATGGGATTAGGAGCAATAGGTGGTGGTATGGCATTAGGAAAGATGATTATTGATTCATCACCAATG